TAACAATACCGACCTCAAAGCGGCTTTCGAGAAAGTTCTTGCAATCGCTGAAAAGAACAATATACCACAGGAAGAGATGCCGAAAGCAATCGTTGTTGTTTCTGATATGGAAATTGATCATTGCGGAAATCGTGAGTGGTCTTTCTATGACAAGATGGCAAATAGGTTCCATAAAGCCGGTTATGTCATTCCGAACATAATCTTCTGGAATGTGGACAGTAGACACGATGTGTTCCATGCAGACCATAACCGTAAGGGAGTGCAGCTTGCAAGCGGACAGTCAGTTACCGTGTTCAAACAGATTCTGCAGAACCTTGGCTACAATCCGGTTGAGGCGATGGAGAACACGATCAATTCCAAAAGATACGAATGCATTACAGTTGGGCAGGCTTAATCGCCTGTTCCTTTGGGGATGTAGCTTAGTTGGAAAAGCACACGACTTTTAATCGTGAGAGCGTGGGTTCGAGACCCATCATCCTCATTCCCTGCGGTCGGCAGATAAACGCAGAGAGCCTTTGTTGCAGCTGGTGGTTAAGAACTGCAACAGTATGAGGGATAGGCTGCAAGCTGTCCCTTTTACTCAGGACCATTAGCTCAGTTGGTTAGAGCACCCCGCTCATAACGGGGAGGCCCGGGGTTCAAGTCCCTGATGGTCCATGGTGTAGCATGATTCATGTGACATCCTTTCACCATGTAGCTGTTTGCTATTAAGGCAGAGCGAATCTGCCGCATGGTTTTGCCGGTTACTTGCCGTGACCGGTTGGTTTTCCTTCTCTTTATAATTAAATTGACGATGGGTCCGGCGCTTTAACAGGTAAAGCTTGGTGGTTCGACTCCGCACGCCGGAATTATGAAAAAATATTGCAGTACATGTAAATGGTATGAAACGTTTAATGGAGTTTGTTTTAATGGAGACTCTGAGCATCAGGCAGATTTTACATGCTTAGATGACACATGTGAGGAATGGGAGGGGATAGAAAATGCTCAAAATATGGAACATGTGGCTCAGATATAAAACAAAGAATTTTACGCGAATTCCGTTATTTGTTATGTTCTTCGATTATCAGAAGTATAAGAAGAACGGGGCGAAGGGCAGCTGTGACTGGTACAGTCATCCAAACATCATGAAGGACGAATATATCCGGGAGCGAATGCAGGAATGCGTGGATCACATCAGAGAAAGCTACGACATGACTACTTTCACAGAAATAAAGGGTTAATATGGGAAAGAATAACAGGCTAATAAATTCGGTTAAGTTACTCGCGAAAAAGAACCAGGTCGACAACCTCAACAAGGCAGCAGACCGGATAACTCCACAGATCTATGCAGCGATGGCAATTGCTCTACATCGGACATATGGTTTTGGGTATGAACGGATCAACCGGGCATTTCTGGAATCGCAGAAAATATGGCAGGCGTATGATGGCGATGTGGACGGCATGGTTAAGCAGTGCGAAGAGGAGACAGGGGTGACGGTTGAATTTAGAGAGGGGAGCATGGAATAATGTTAGATTTTTTTCAGTTTACTGAACAAATGGCTTTTTTGTTGGATTGGTGGTGGCTCATAGAACATGATAGAAATTGACATTTTAAAAGAATTAGAAAAACTAAAGAAGAATACAACGGGCGAAGCGCTTGAAATGTTTAACAGAAACATGTGGGGAAATTTGAAGTGCGTTCCTTGGAATGCAGAAATCGCAGATCCTAAGAATGCAATGCCGGAAGAGCCGATAAAAATTGCGGTGTGGCTTATTGAAATGGTTCGGAAATCGACATTAATAGGGCAGCAAGAAAAGATAAGGCCACTGGCAGTCACGATGCAATAAGGGATACATTAATTAACATGCGTAGCAAAGAAAAGTTGCGTCAGATTGCAGAACATCTCTTGATTTACTGCAATTCTAATGAAGGAGTATCGAAATGAAGATGTCCCAGGTGATAAACAGTATAGAGTTTGATGCGTTCCGGCGCTGTATGAATCAACCGGAAGAGGGATTTGACGGCATTGCTGCTGTGAAGACGTTCGCAGACGGAAGCCGGTGGGCTGTTTGCCCGTGGTGTGGAAAGAAAGCAGTACGAGTTCTTCCGGACACGAAAATTCAGCATATGCCCTATAAGTGCAAGGGAAGTAACTGCAAAAAGGAGTTTATAATCGAGTGCTAATCGAGAGAATTTCACAAGGCACTCGATTATTTAATAGAATGTGAAATTCGGGAAACAAGAGAAGATATTTTGCAGAAATATCCAGTGTTTTTCAATGGAAAGAATTTAGTTGCAATATGGTATGCGGATGTTCCGGAAAGACATTATGGACAAAAAGAACACGAACAGTGGGAATCATTAAAAGATGAACACATACAAAGAATATGTTTGAGTGACGAATGGATTTGGAGAATATGCGGCGATTATGATATTTATAAAACATGGATTGGAAATGTGAGAATTGACATAAAGGGAAAAGTTTTATGTGGAGATGTCAATGTCCCGTATAGAGGTAAAACAATAACGGTTGTAATAAATCAAATATATCCAGGACTCGGAAAATGCTTAACAATTTTGGACTTAAACGGCGGTGAACATGTAAAAGGATTTTGCACAAAAAATGGTCTCGGAAGTCCTGCGATAAAAAGACATACAGAAGAAATGGATACTGATAAGATTTTCAAGTTGTTAAATAATCCAATGAGTGACTATGGGATTGGCATCCAGAAATTCATGGAAACTGCACGATCAATTTATAATGAGAATTCGCGAAATTACATTATGAATCACACTTTTGATTAGATAAGGAGAGTAAAGATTGAAAATGAAGAATAATTGGAAAAATATTGTGCTTGTGGTGGTAGGAATACTTGTTTTAGGGATTATGGCAGTGTTTATGGTTCAGAGCAGCAGGAACAAAGCCATTACATTGGAACAGGCGGTAGAAACGGCTGAATCAGATATTCGGGTGCAGGAAAAGCGCCGAATTGACTTACTGCCGAACCTTGTGGACACCGTGAAACAATATGATAAGCACGAGGCGGAAGTGTTACAAGCGATTGTGGATGGACGAAGCAATACTTCCGATATTGAGAACGTAACAACGGCGATTACGGCGGTTGCGGAAGCGTATCCAGAACTGAAGAGTAATGAAAATTACAAACAGTTGATGACCGAACTGGCAACAACAGAAAATCTAATTGCCCAGTATCGATCTGCATATAACAAGCAGGTCGGAGCGTACAAGCAATATGTGAAGGGTTTTCCAGCCAGAGTTTTTCTTAGTTGGACCGGATATGAGATGCATGAGTATGAGCGGCTTGATTATGGCGCTCCGGTAGACGCACCGACTAATTTATTTGATAAGTGAAGGAGAAACATATGGAATGGATGACAACGAAATTTCAAACTCCACCTGAAAATGTGCCTTTGGAAACGAAAATTCATGATAGATTAGGCGACCGTAATGTTCAAATACTTTTCCGACAAGGGAAATTATGGTTTGTACCAGATGGCAGTATGTATGTTTATTATGAACCAACACATTGGAGATATTTAGGGTAGCTTATGGAAATAACCAAACGTGAGATTTTGGCAAGCGTTACGATTATCGCAATCATGATTCTTATAGGATTTGTAATCGTCGGTAGGATTGACGCCTATCAAGTGCAAAAAAATTCTGAGTATTATTCAGCATTGCAAATCACAGATGCTGAACAGTTTCAGTATGGAATGGACACCTCTGTTGGAAATGCATTCGTATATGGAACCTTGGAAGCGGTAGATCCGGTGACATATCCAGAAATCGGTGGGTCATATCTGTATGTAGAAAAAGATGAGGAGCATTATAATCCACACACCAGAACTGTGACAAAAACTGATAGCAAAGGAAATACGCACACTAGAACGGAAACTTATTGGACATGGGACCATGTTGGGAGCGAAAGCATTCATAGTGACCGAATTAGATTTCTCGGAATTGAGATGGATTATAAGAAAATTCAAATTCCAGATGGAAAGTATATAGATACAATAAAAGAATCTTCTCGCGTAAGGTTTAATTACTATGGAACCCCAGTTGAGTCGGTGGGGACTATTTATACGGATCTGCGAGATGGGACCATATCTGATGAGTCGAAGTTTTTTGATGATTCGGATATTGAAACGGCGGTAAAAAGAATGACGGCATCAGGAACTTGGATATTCTGGATCGGGTGGATGGTTTTAATCGGTGTTTCGGTCTATGGATTCTGTTATTTAGAGAATGATTGGTTAAATAAGTAAAGTCAAGAGTGCCATATGAGAGCCATGACTTCCGATAAAGGAGGTGTGGCTCTTTTTTTATGGGACGGAAAAATTTTGAATGGTACAAGGAAACATTTGGAAACCTGCTGAAGTCAGATATGACGTTGCTTCAGAACCAAAAGGACAGCTTAGATCTGTTGCTGAATATGAAGAAAGATCTGTCTTTTGATGATAAGCAGGTGAAAAAATACGCCATGAAAGTCAGCAAATACACGCATCAAATGGCGGACTATATGGCTGGGAAAACGGGCAGCGGAGCTTTTAACGACATGTATTATAAAGCACTGATGTTCGAAGCAAAGAATCAACAGGTGGACAGCGGGCTTTTATATCTTGAGAGGTACAGAATACCGAAAGAAAGATTCTATGAGCCGCGGCGTGAAGTATTCCTTAAGCACAATATCATTCAATCACTGCAAGACATGATGGATGATGAATTGGACATCTTCTGCCTGAGCGTTCCGCCGGGTTGTGGAAAACAACTCGCTGATGACACCCCGATTTTAACAACTAATGGATGGAAAAATCATGGTGATTTGGTTGTTGGAGATATGGTTTACGGAATAGATGGTAAGTCTAAAAAGGTGCTTCATGTGTTCCCTAAAAGTGAGGATGATTGTCTTGTAACATTTACGAACGGTGAGCAGATCCAATGTCATGAAGATCATGAGTGGGTAGTCTATGACAGACATCTTCATAGAGAATATATCATGGAGACAAAGGAACTCATGAGTGAAATGCTTCGAGACTGTGATCAATATAGATTTAAG